ATGAGTAGAATAGAAAGAAGAAAAAAAAATAGAGAAAGCAAACTCGCCAAAGTTAAAACTGCTCTCTCTATCTTACCCATTTTAATAAATTTAATTGATAAACTAATTAAATTATTAAAAGATTTATAGTTTTGTAAGCTAGGAAGAATTTAATCTTCTTCCTAGTGACTTCTTTCTAAATATTATAACACATTTTCTATAAAATATGAGTGATAAAGTTTATAAATTCTGTCTTATTATAGTTGCTATAACTATAGTAATAGACATAATACTTTTATTTTTACATTTTAATATCAACAATATAATAGGATTAATAGTAAGCATTTTATTGTTAATATTTGTTACATTACAATATAAAAAAGGAGGAAAATAGTTTGGAGCAAAAAGAATCTAAAATAGTTTACAGTAAAGGTGGTTCAGGTACTTATTCGGCTAAAATTTCTTTACCTTTAAGCCAACTTGAAAAAATGGGATTTACAAGGGAAAAACGTAAGGCATTAGTTATTTTTAAGGAAGATGAGATTATAATAAAAAAAGCTGATGAGGAATAAATTTGAAATAAGTGAGTGTATAATGTAAGCACTCACTTATTTTTATTATATTTTGTATTTTATATTAATATATTTTTTAAATTCATTGGAAAATATAAACAAAAATGTTGCCTTATACGCCCCGTAATGTTATAATATATTTATAGACAAGGAGGTAGAAAACAAAAAGCTAAGAAGGGAGGAACAAAGAAAGTGGGGAGATTAGAAAGAAGCAAAAATAAAAGAGAAAACAAATTTAATAAAATTAAAAATGTTTTCTCTTTCACATTAGTTTTAATTAATCTAGTACTCGCAATACTTAGATTGATTAAAGAATTATAAGTTTTAAGCCTATAAGGAAATGCAGTTCCTTCTAGGTGACTTCTTTCTAATATTATAACATACTTTCTAAAATGCCATGAATAGAAATTTTTACAAAATATGTATTGCTGTTGTTTTAATAACTATAGTGTTTGATGTAATACTCTTAATAAAAAGTTTTGATATATGGAATATTATTGGATTATTAATAAGTATCTCACTATTAGTTTTCTTTACAAAAGAATTAAAAAAGGATGGTAATTAAATGGAACAAAGAGAATTAAATATAAGTTTTCATAAAAGTGGAAATGGCTATACTACTACTAGATTATCTTTACCTATTAATTGGGTTAAAGAACTAGGTATCTCTCAAGATGAAAGAAAAGTTATAGTTACTCTTAAAGATAGAAAAATAATTATTGAGAAAGCTGAAAATGAATAAAAAAAGAGGTAGTAACTATTTCCAGTTACTACCTCCTAATCAGTTTACTTGTTTATAAAATCTAATGCCTTGTAAAGAGTGTCAAATCTATCATTACCTTTTATCAGGGTATAATTTTCTTTAGTCATGGAACCTATCTTCTCACATGCTCCACCACCAACAACATATAAATTTTCTGTCTGACCTGGTATGTAATTTTTTATATCACATATTAGTATTTTACCATCATTATATCCCCAGCCAACTACAGTTGCAGGTATTTTGTCAACTGCTCCATCATAAACGATTGTATGTTTGTACATGATTTTTCCCTCACCATTCTCTTTATTATCTATTGTCTTATTTAAAATACCTTCTGCTATTAATTTAGCAACTATGTCTTTATGTCTAATATAATAATCTGTATCTGCTTTACTATCTACGAAGCACACTTCTATTAATATTGCAGGAGCTTTTGTATGACTAAGCCAGTAAAGACCTCTTACATCCGATTTTGCACCTCTATTTTTAAATATTGTTGATAGTTTTTTGTTGACTCTTTCAGCATATACCTTACCATTGTTAGTTTTGTATATTGTCTCTGTACCCATAGGATTTAGAGTTGTTTTATTTGCGTTGAAATGGATTTGTACTGCTAAATCTACATTTTGCCTATTGGCAATTTCACATTGTTCTGCTAAATAGTTATTAGATTTATCTATTTTTCCAGTATACACAATAGCTCCACCTTGTTTCAACCATTTAACAATTAAATCAGTTAAAACTCTGTTTTCTTTTCCTTCATCTATATAACCAACTGCCCCTGTTCCTTTTCCTGTTAGTGTATGTCCTGGTACTATTACTACTTTCATCATTTATCACCTTCTTTCTGTAGCATCACCTTTATATCTGTTACATCTTCCTTTATTTCCTCCACATCAGTTTTCATTGCTCCCATTTCAACAAGTATATTTTTATTGATTTCTTGTTGTTGTGTTGATAGTTCAATAAAGTTTTCTACTGTCTTTTTATACATATCTCTATCTTCTTTTTTCTCCTGCATAGTATTTTTGAATAGTAAAGCACATAAGATTCCTATTGCTCCTAAACTACTTAATTCTGTTAATAATTGTTCCATGATGACCTCCTGCTAAAATTGATATAAAAAAAGAACCTTTATATTTTAGATAATAGGTTCTTTTTATACTTCTTCTTTGTTTATCATATTTGTTAATTCTGTGTATTCATTTTCTTTAATTCTATTTAATGCATAGAATACATCCAATTTAGTCTGCAATTCTTCTTTAGTTTCATAATTTTTTTGTTCAATCATTCTTTTTAAAATATTATACATGTTGTTCCCTCCGTTTTTTATAATTTTATAACACGTTATTTGTGTTAAGTTCTAACATAGCAATTCTATAAGCATTATCTACTAATAAACTATCTTGCTGCTTTTGATTTTCTATTAAAATTGTAATTTTATCCTCATTTATTTCTTCTATACTTGGCTCTGATTTAGGTGGATTATTTTGCAGTTCTAGCCACTCATTATAAACCTGTTCTCCTGTTTTAATTAGTTTTCCATTTTTTATCACTGGAGTAAATAATTTTTTATCATCTGTAATAAAATAATTATCTATATTATTTAAATCATTTTCAAAACCATATTCTATTAAAATATCTTTTTTTTCTTTTAAATTTAGCATACATTTCTTCCTTTCTTATTCAATAAAATAAGTTCCATAACTATATATATCTTTATTACTTCCTAATTGTGTAATTTGAATGTATCCATTTGCAAAATTAAAATACATAAAGCCTTGAACTAATTGATTATTTTGGGTTGTAAATATTGGAAAAACATAGAAAGTTTTAGGTGTAAATCCATCAGGAAGCTTTAATAATGCAGTACTATCTGTAATTATTCCACCAGTTATACGCATATGAAAACTAACTTGATTTCCATTTTTACTTATTATAAACCCATCATTATCTGAAACAGTTTTCTTCCATCCATTCAATAATTTATTAGATAAATCTATAATTACACTCTTAGAGTGTATATTATTGATACTTTTTATATTATTTCTAATAACTTCTATATGACTACCTAAGTTTTGAGTACTTTCAAAATTTATACTTGGAATAATACTAGTTTCACAAATAAATCTAGTTTGACTGTTGTATTGTTGTAAATCTAGCGATGTTAATTCAATTTCTTCTGGTATTTCTAATGGATAAACAACTTTTATTGGATTTAATCTCATCCATTTCTTAGCCCCTTCAATATCTTGTGTTTCTAATTTACTTTTTAAAATTCTAAAAGAAATTGTTCTATTTTGGTCTATAATTATACCTTCTGTAGTAATTTCATTTCCCCAAGTCGTATCTACACTCTTGAATTTATCACAATATATAGTATTAGCCCTACCCAATGCTCCTTCTAGAGGCTTAGCATCAGGAACAGGGTCAGTTCTAACATAAAGTACAATATTATTGTTCTGGTCTTCCAATGTTCTTGGATTAAAATTATCACCATCAAGAATTACTTCTTCACATCTCTTTATTAAATAATATTTATTATTCTTATAAACTATTTCATCTTTTGTACCATCAGGTAGGCTTCTTAGAGTATATGGAATTATCTTTTTATCAAATTTATTTCCTTCAAATAACATAGCTTTACCATTTATTAAATTATCTACATGTAATGTCACTTTAATAAAATGTGCATTACTAGGTGTTTTTTCAACCCAATATCTCCAACTTGAATTTCCTGTTAATTGGAAATATTTTTCTGGAGAAGATATACCTTGTATGAAATTTTTATTTGAATCATAATATTGTCTATTAGCGTTCAATCCATAAAACACATATTCTGTATTTCCCTTTATTTCTATAAATTCTTCACAAGCATAATATTTATCATCAGTATCCAAATACTCTCCACTAAGACTATTATATTTACCCTGAGTATAAATATAATCTGATTTTATTAAATTTGGTGTATTTATTTCAGTTGTTAATATTTCAATTTTATTTCCTTGCCCAACACTTTGTAATCCTTCAAAATAAGAAATATCTTTAGTTGTATAATCACCTTCTAAAATTATCACTGACTTAGTAAACTCTTGTTTATCTACATCAGTTTCTCCCCAACCTTTTACACTGTGAGCTATACAAAGACAATTAGTATCAGTTATATCTATGTCTATAGTGTATAAAGTTTTACTATTAGGGTTCATCTGAAACTTAATTATATTGTCATGGAAATAATATATCTCTTTATCACTTAAATTAATAAAAGTGTATTGTTTTTCTTTTTCAATGTACTTAAATGGATTTAAATATCGTAAGCCTTCTGTTACAATTATATTATTTGGATTAGATAAATTAACTAATGTCTTACCTTGTATATTAACATTAGTTAAATATCCCTTTTTACTATTTTCTATTGTACACTCTCCATTATCTGTTATATAAGACAAATTAAGTACTTCTTTTAAATTCTCTATATCTTCAAATCTTTTATTTGTGTCAACTGGTAAATTCAATATCTTTTTTCTAGCTTCTTCATTTAACAAATTGTATTCTCCTTTCTAATCTAATATATATTGTGCATTTATAATAACAGCCGTATTTGATGTGAGTGAATTTACTTTAAAATCGCCATATGAATTTATATATAGCAGTCCTACAGATGTTCCAATTGTATTAAAAACTTGGAATAGCTGGTTAGCTTTAGGAATCATACCATCTGGGATTTTGCATATAACTGTTCCGTTAGAAGTTGTACCACCTTTAATACTTCCAATAATAGTTACAATATTCCCATTCTTTGTAATTACTAAATTCCTATGAACATCACTAAACAAAGTCCATCCATTTATCAACTTACCTGATAAATCTATTGTTTTACTATAAGTACACATACTTTCTAAAGTATTAATTTTATTTTTTAAAATTTCTATATTACTACCAAAGTTTTGAGTTACTTCAAAATTTATAGTTGGTATAATATTTCCTATTTGTGTCACAAACCTAGTTTCACCTTCAAAAGTTTTCAACCCTAAATCTACAAGTTTAATTTCTTTATTTTCTTTTAATTGTCTAATAAAAGTTACATTATTATTATTTAACCATGTTTTAAACCCTGTTAAATCTTGTGTTGCCAATCTGCTTCTTAAAATTCTTATATAAATATTTCCATCTCTATTTTCATAAACACCTTCTTCTGTAAAAGTATTTGTAATTATTCTAATACCTTTAAATCTATTACATTTTAATTCTATATTATCTGAATTATTGTAACTTCCTTCTGTAATTTTAGCATAGAATATTAATGTCTTATCATTTGAATTTCCATGCTGTATCCAATTTTCTTGCCCATTTAGAGTTATTTCTTCACACCTTTGTATTAATTTATGACCATTATTTTTGTAAATTATCCTATCCTTAATTTCACTAGATAAACCTCTTAATGTATATGGTATTATTTTTATATCACCTTTTTTATAAATATTCAATTGAGAATAAAACTGGTCTGTTCGTGCATAATACAATCTAAAATGAGTGCAATCGGTAGGAGTTTCAAAATTATTTGAATTTAATATGACTGATTTAAATATGTTATCACCTTTCTTAAATTGAATTTGTTTTCTATTACCACCTAAGAAATAATATTCTACATTAGGACTACACTCAATCCAATTCGTAGTTATGCAAGGCATTCCTTGTATAAGTTCTTCCTCTAATGAATTTCCATCAAAATATCCATCTTGGTAAGTTCCATCAAATAGATTTTTCCCTTGATAACTAAGAAGTTTTATATTATCTCCTTGACCAACGCTTTGCAATCCTTCAAAGTAAGAAATATCAGTATTAGTGTAATCACCCTCCAACAATACCATTTGTATATCTAAAGTACTTGAATCTGTTGTATATACTCTTAATTTATCTATATTATTATCCATATTTAATTTTAAAACTTGATTTCCATTTTTAGTAAATACTTCTTTATTACCACCTTCACTAAGAATTGTATGTATAGTATAAGATACATTTATATCTGTTACATTTACAATTAAAGTATATATACCTGTATTTAATCTATTTAGCAAATTCACATACACAGCACTATTATTCAATTTGATAAAATCGCCTTCTTTAGTACTGTTTCCTTCTAAAGTAAACATATCTGTAGATGCTAAATTAACTAGTGTCCCTCCTTCTATATTGAAATTAGTTAGATAACCTTTTTTGCTATTTTCTATTGTATATTCCCCTGTATCAGTAGTGCATCTTATATTGTCAACTTCCTTGAAGTTTTCTATATCATCAATTTTACTTTCTAAAACTTTTAATAAAGCTTCTATCTTTACAGAAGAATAAGTAGTTGTTTCAGTACTTCTATTATCATTAATAGTTGCTGAAACCATATTTATAGCTGAATTTCCATTTATAGCTATACATTCTAGTTCATTGTTTGATTCATTAAAAATTTTTATACTATTATCATTTAAAATTTGATATGAACAAAATACATTGTTATTAGTAGTTTTATCTATTAAGCTTATAATCACCTTTCTAGTTACAAGATTATGTTCAACTATAGTTGTATATACACCTTCTTCTATTGTCCAATCATCTGTCGATATATCTTTAGATATAGCTACATTAGTGCCACCTTGAATTAGTTTATCTAAATCTTCCTTACTCGCTTTCTTACTAAGTTCTAAGTTAATATTATCCTGCTCATTATTTAATTTATTAATATTTTTTACTACATCTTCATTTAACAATTTATCACATTCTTTCTTATATTAAATTTATTTAGCTGTAAATATATCTCCATAGTAGTAATCACCAGTAGTACTTATTTGAACATTCACTTTACCAAAATATACTCTACGATAACAAGTTAACTCAGAATCATAATGACTTACAATACCCGGGAATGTTCCTGGTGAACCAGAACCATTACCATCTGTACCAGTCTGAATGAATCCATCTGCATTAATAGTAATTGTTCCATTATCACTATTAGTAGTATATTTTAATATAAATATTTTATTTGGCTTTGTAATAACATCTCCTTGAGAGTATGCTCCTACATTTGTACCAGTATTAGATTTTATCCAAGAATCCGATTGATAATTAAATGTTCGTGTAAAACTACTAGAATTTAATAATGTAGTTTCCAGTTTTGAATCAAGTCTATTATCCCAAATAGCTTTATTGAAAGCTTGTAAATTAACCCTGCTTTTAGAAATAGCCAAAATGGCTGTCGAGCTACTTGCGATGGCAGACATGGCTGTCGAGCTACTTGCGATGGCAGACATGGCTGTCGAGCTACTTGCGATGGCAGACATGGCTGTCGAGCTAGAGATTACTATATTTAAGAATCCCGAATTATTTATTATTGTGTTTACTGCTATTTGTGAGCTTGCCACAGCATTCATTGCTATTTGTGAGCTTGCCACAGCATTCATTGCTATTTGTGAGCTTGCCACAGCATTCATTGCTATTTGTGAGCTTGCCACAGCATTCATTGCTATTTGTGAGCTTGCCACAGCATTCATGTATTTATCACTTCTAGCTAACGCATCCGAAGTGTTGATATTTATATTATCTATCCCCGCTAGCTTCGCTGCGGTTTTTGCTATAGCTAAATCAATTTCCTTGATAGAATTGAAAGCTAATTCGTCACTTGATAAAGCTGTTATAACACTTAAATTATTTTCTATGCATTGAAATATAGCAATTATATTATTTTTGTCTAAGTTATTATTTGATAATAAATCTTTTATACTTATAAAATTAGTATTCATATTTTCAACTATAGGAAAAATCTTATCTTGATATTCTATATTAGTTGAATTAACCATACTAGTCATATTTGTTATCAAAGTATTTATATCTAACTTAAATATACTATTATGAGTTTCTAAAATCTTTGTAAGTACAAGTCTAATAACATTTGTATTTGCTAAAACTAAATCTAATGTATCTTGATTAGCTAATAGTAGCTGTGTAGCTTCTAAATTCTCAAATATCATTCTAACTGATTCATGATTTGTTGATATATGAGTCATTGCTTCAATACTATTTATTATAGCTTCTCTAATTACATTATTTTCTAAAATCGCTTTTATAACAGCTGGTTCTGCTGTAACTTTTAAAATATATTGTCCTAGCAAATCCATTGCGTTTGAACTTGCTACAACTGCATCCATACTTGTTTTACACATAGTTAAAGCTACTATTGCATTACTATTATTAAGTATCGCATTAGTAGCTTCTGTATCTGCTAATATTTCATCTATAGTTGTAAGACTTTCTAAATCAGTACTATTTAAACTAAAAGTAGAATTAAACCATGCTCCTATAGTTGACTTTTCTTGTTCTCTTGTAACATATCTATCATACCCTGCTTTAAATTTTTCCTCTAATGAATTATAATGCTCTACAGTCATTCCTTTTACTACATTATCAGCATTCCCCAAACTAAATATATCTGTTCTGTAAAAGGCATTTAATTGTTCCCCCAGCTTAGTACTTTTATCAAACAGATTGTCAATGTCTGTTTCTGAAAAAGCTGTATACACAACTTCTCTAATTCCTCTATCAGAAAATAAGTATAAACTATTTAAGTACAGCTCTTCCCAAATCCTATGATTACCTTCATATAAAAGATAACTTTCAGAACCATTTAACTTCAAATCTTGTAAATAATTTAAATAATTTAAAGGTTCTCCTTGAATATCACTATTTATTTTATAAACCTCTGCCCAACTCACTAAATCACCCCTTCATTTGTAACAGATTCTTCTATCATTCCATTTTTAAAGTTAGTTATTGTTGTATTTATTAATATATCATTTATATACTTTTCTTTTGATATAGAGCCATTTGTATTAAACTTTGTAATATACTTGATACTATTATCTAATGTTTCTGTTATAGAACCATTTGTATTAAATTTTGTTTCTTTATTTTTATAAGTATCTAATTGAGAAAGTTTTTCTTTTTCTTCAGTTGTATAATCTTCTGTAGATAGTTCTTTGCCTTCAACTTTCTCAACATATATATCATGAGTATGTTCTAAATTAGCTTTTTTATCTAATCCATCTTTTAATAATCTTTTTGTCTCTATACTAGAATAAGCACTTTCAAGAGACTCTATATCATCATTAATAGTAAATTTTATAAGTTCAATAGCAGAACCACCATTAACTACTGTAACTTCAATGTCTATAGCAACTTCATTAAACAGTATTATATTATTGTCATCCATAATTTTATAAGATGTAATTAAACTTTTCCTATTAAGTTTATCTATTGAAGAAACTAATATTTTTTGAGTAACAAGGTTATGTTCTACTGAAAGTTCAAATCCTCCATCAACTTCAACCCATTCAGACGTATCATATGATTTATTAAATGCTACATTTATTCCACCAGCAATAAGTTGCTCTATTTTTAAATCTAGTTTATTAAAATCATAAGTTAATCTTTCTTTTAAAGTATCTTTTATCTGACCATCTGTTGTTTCTTTTGATTGTAATATTTCTCCTGCTGTATCTAAATTTTCTAATTCATTGAACCTTTTTTCAAACTCAGTTATTTTATTGCTAACAGTTGTTGTCATATCTGTCTTAGCAGTATTTACTTCAACTATTTTGTTATCAACCTCATCTACTTTATCATCTACTTTTTTCTGCATATTAATTATAGATGTCTGCCTAGTTGACTCATTTAGTTCTCTAGTTACCTCATTACTTTTTCTAAGCTCTTCATTCTCTTCTCGTTTAGTCTCTGAATTTTGTCTTATTATTTCATTTGCTTTTCTTGTTTCTTCATTTGTTTCTCTTGTTGTTTCACTAACTTTTCTAGCTTCCTCATTGGTATTTCTGGTTGTTTCACTAGTGTTTCTTATTTCTTCACTTGCTTTTCTAACTTCTTCATTAGTATTTCTTGTTTCTTCACTAGTGTTTCTTATTTCTTCACTTGTTTTTCTAGTATTTTCATTACTTTTTCTTATTTCTTCATTTTCTTTTCTTGTTTCTTCATTACTTTTTCTAAGGTCTTCGTTTTCTTCTCTTGTAGTTTCTGATTCTTGTCTAGCTACTTCATTAGCAACTCTTGTTTCTTCGCTACCATTTCTTATCTCTTCACTTGCTTTTCTCGTATTTTCATTTGATTCTCTAGTTTCTTCACTAGTTTTTCTTATTTCCTCATTTGATTCTCTAACAGTCTCATGAGCTTCTCTTGTTTCTTCATTAGTATTTCTTGTTTCTTCACTTGACTCTCTGACTATCTCATTTGTTTTTCTTATTTCTTCATTAGCTTCTCTTGTTATTTCACTTGTCTTTCTTATTTCTTCATTGGCTTCTCTTGTCGTTTCACTTGTTTTTCTTGTTTCTTCATTAGCTTCTCTAGTAACTTCCTGTGTTTTTCTTACTTCTTCACTCTCACATCTTTCAACTTCACTATCTTTTCTCTGATTTTCACTTTCAATCCTTATATTCTCATTGCCAATTCTAACATTTTCAGAACTTATTCTAATTTCTTCATTAGATTTTCTTACATTTTCATTTTCTTGTCTTTCTTCTTCATAACTTAATACATTTAATATGTCCTTTATTATATCCCAACTAGGCTCATCCTCTATTGCATTTCTATTTATACTTTTTTCAACTTTTATTATTGTAGAAAACGTAGTAACTACCTTATCGTCTTTATATAAAGTTATCTCAGAAATAACATCTCCTTCTTCTGAAAGCTCTATATGACTTAATTCAGTATAAACAGTTGAATCTTCTATAGTACAATTTTTCTGAGTAACTCTTCCACTTGGTAAATTAAAAAATGCTAATGCTGTATATCCAGTTAAATCAACATCTATAGAGTCTTGTACTATTCTCATGTTATAAGATACATTATTATCATTTTGCTTATATCTTGCTATTTGATACATCTTTGTGTTGATATCTACAATATAAATTCTATCTCTCAAGTTATATCACCTGCTTTCTAATACTTCTATTCGTTTTGTAAGTTCTTCTATTTTTTTACTTGTTATATCTTTATAATTTTCAAAATTTGATATAGTTTTTTGTAAAGATAATTGTAATACTGCTAAATGAGATGTTATATCTTGTGCATAGACACCTTCACCAGCTTCATCTGATACATCTTTGAAAATGTACTTAGAAATAGGATTATCTAAAGAGGAGTCTATATCAACCTGTAGTCTATGTTCAATATTGTTGTTTTTCATAGATTTTAAATTATATGGTGTGAATACATCAGATTGTACTAAGCTACTTTTAACAAAATCTATACAGTTATTTGAAATTTCTTCATTAAATGTACTCTTCATCATTCGAGTAGATGTAGCTGCTGTTCTTGCTAGTTGATTTAAATTATTACATACTAAATAATCCCAAGCTTTCCTATTTGAACCACAATTATACCAACTATCTATTTGAGGATTTATATGTTGTGTATTCAAACCTGTATTAATGTAACTTTTTTCATCTTGATAACCAAATTCAAATACTTCCTCTCCATCAAGATAACCACTAATTACATCATCAGAAACATATATATATGAATAATCATTATATTTCATACGCATTGCTTTTCCTATACCTACTCCAAACTGAGCAGTAGCATCTAAAGCACATTTTGCACCATTCCCCTCAAATAGTAATATGAATGGGTTTGATGAACTAGCACCTATTCTGTCACATAAAATAGTACCTGTGTCTATATAATCAGCATTTATATATAATCTACTTCCACTTAAATATATTCCACAATTTCGATTCCCTGTTAATGCATCAAATACTGCTTTTTGGTCACTAGTTAAAACACTTTCATAGTTATTTTTATCACCTATAGATAACTCATTAGCTCTTATATTCACTTTTCCATTACTATCTACTTGTAACGTTGTATATCCATCATTATCTCTGACAGTTAAATTTCTACCATTTATAAATTGTCCTTCTAAAGTACCTGTTTTTATATAACTAGCATTTAGATATAATTCATTCCCAACCATATAGAGTCCCTTTGCAAGACCATTGTTAGTTAGTTTATTAAATATCTCAAGTTGAGTTATATCGTCTATTTCTCCGCCAATAATAGATTCCAACGACTTTCCTTTTAATGTAAAGGTAGTTGCTCCTATATGAACATTTCCAAAACTATCTATATTTAAAGTTGTTTGGCTATTTCCATCAACTACAACTAAATTCTTTGCCTCAATATACTGCCCTTTTACTTTTCCTACATTTATTTTATCTGCATCTAAATCTCTTATAACTGCATGACCTATAGCTGCTTCTTCAAAATATTCAGCTGCATCACTTAACTTTCTAGTTGTTGCACTAACTTCATTTGAAAATTCATTATAGTTATCATGTGTATTTCCTGCCCTTACTCTATAATACCAAGTTTGCATAGGCTTAACTTCATGAAGTAATGAACTTGCTTGACCCACATATATCCTATTTGTATATCCTGCAGTATCTGGTTCAAATCCTTTTATTTGAGATGCATATACTTCATAGTTATAATATAGTTTATTATCAAAAGTCCAATCTAACTGAATCATACTCCATAACCCTAATGCTGTGACATTTGAAGGCTCTGGAAGTGTATCCGGAAAATTATCACTTTCAATTACAATATTATCTACATTATTTTGAACCTTATCTATTTTTTCTTCTAAATCATCTATTCTTTCGTCTTTAAAATGATTTACTAAGTCACCAATTTCAACCGAATTGTATTTCTTTAATACTGGATTATATTCAGTTTTTACTACCCTTGCAGTAGCATTTATACCTAAGTTATAGTCTCTAACTATTATCTCATCATCCATATTTACAGTTTCAAGCATCTTATAGCTTTTATAATCTTCTGTAGTTGATAAATCTACAAATTCTACTTTGTAAGTAACTTTAGGTAAATCAACATTATTTTCAATAAAATAGTCTTTACATTTATTCCTTAAGCTTTCTTCATTCTTAACATCATCATCTGAAAAATCAACTGCAACAATTCTTTGAGTTGGATAATTGTTTATATACTTGCTTTCTATATATTTTTCTGGTAGTGTAATTTTTTTATTTTTACCACTTTTTTTAGTTGCATATGGATATATCTTAGTTATAACTTCTTGTGTATCATAAGTAGCTGTTAGACCTATTATATTCTTCCTATATGCTAGTAATACATTGTTACTTTCTCCAATATTATTTAATAAACTTATATTGAAATTATCTCTTTTTAGTTTAGACTTATTATTAAATAATTCTTGTATGTCAGATATAGCATTATGTGGGCTTACACAAGAGATGGAAAAGTCTTTATTTCCTGTTATATCTGAATATCCTACAAATCTATTTTCTTCAGTACATGACCTAAATATTTGATTAAGAGCTTCTTCACAGGTAACATTTTTAAGTTCTAAATTTTCTATAAAATTATTTAATAAATCATAACTAATGTGTTCTGCTTTAACTAATATTTTTCCATCAAGTTCCTTAGAAATATAGTAAATCCTAAATAATTGATTTTTAAGCCTTGGAGAAGCATCAGCCATAACTATTTTATTATAATCAATTTCATCAAATAAAAAAGAGCCCACATAATATGTAAACTCTAACTCAAATAGTCCATTTAATTCTTCTGTAACTTTTGTTTCAAATGCATCTTTTAGAATCCCCAAACCATTATTTTTAAAATTTGTTTCATTTGCTTTATATAATCTAAGCAATCTATAACACCACCCATCTAGGTTCTATCTCTATTTTTTCTACATCTCCAGAGTATGTTATTATATTTTCACCATGTTTAAATGTTGGAAAATCTCCAAACATCCTACTATTTTCATTAACTACATCATTTGTATGAATATCTATTTTGTAAGCATTCATAAGTTCACAATCAATATATATATGCCCTTGAACTTCTGTAAGTTCTATCACCTCATTATTTATTTCTAATGTTATATCTCCATTTCCAAATACTTTTATAAGAGGATACGAAGCCATTCCAGTATTTATTAGCTTAGAATCTGATTCATTTATTGTAATTAAATTATTAACTAATTCTTTCTTAAGTGGTTTACATTCAAATGTAATCTTAAAATATCCTAAATCTTTTATAATTTCTTCTAAATCTAGTTTGTTAATACAAACTGCTTCTCTATAATAGTTTGGGTCAGTACTTATAATAAGATTTTTATATGAAAAATCAGTTTGTAACAACATCTTTATTTCAGATGCTAGTATATTAATATCTTTACCATCTACATCTATATAGCATTCTATTTCAAGATTAAAATTACTATAACAACCTTCATCTAAAATAAGGCTCCCATTCCTTCCTGGTATCTCTATTCTTTCAAATCTACGTTCTGGCGATGCAAGTTCATTAATATCTGTAATTACAATACCAAAATCTCTACTATTTATTTCGCCATATTGAAAAGAAACTAATTCATTTTCACTGACACAGTATTGTAAAGCCAAATTATCACCTCCTACACATAAAAAAAGAGAGGACTCAAATTTTTCTTTTGATACATCTCCTTCTATTTACTTTGCATATTTTTGCTAAGATGTGATATAATAAAAGCAAGAAGAACTACAATCTATTGTCAGTAGAGCGGAGTTCATAATTAAAAGCTAATTATTTTTTATGGAATTTGATTTTTAAATCAAACTCCCAGCCACTCTTTCGCACAGAGTGGCTTTTTACTTTTGCAAATATCTTACTTATTAAGCAAAATATTAAGCTAGCAATAACACCAGCTATTACATTAAGTAAAAAGTTGTTCATACTTACCACCTCCTTTCATTAGAAAGTAGGTTTTATCTCAGTATGAACTCCACTCTTAGATTATAGGTTACATCTTCTTGCTAAAAGTATTATACCACAATTTGGATATTAAAAAGATATTATCACATTAAAACTTTAGTTTTCTATTTGTAATAAATGCTATTTCAGAGCCTATTTGCTCTATATCTTGTTTAGTATTATTTATAAACTTTTCTATATGTAAAGTTAACTCAACTTTCTTATCACTACTTTTTTCACTATCAACTTTACTATTATTATTTATATTAACAGTTGCATCCTTCAGTAAATTATTTGATGCTATCCCTCTTGCCAGAGTATCTGAATATGCTATACTTTGTAAATTTTCTATTTCATTTCTAAACCTTGCTACTTCTTTTCTTCCTCCTGTAGGTATATTTACATCTTTAAACCCTATATTAGAAAGTTGTTTATTTATAGAATTAACTATGTCACTTAAAACCTTACCCAATGCTCCTTGCATAGATTTAATACCATCTATCATACCTTGCATAGAATCTTTGCCTGTTTCCATAAACATAGCTGGTACTACTCCAAATTTATCCTTAAAACTTTCAATTTGTTCCTCTATACTTCTTTGCATTTCTTGACCTAGTTTTCTATACTCTGCATCATAAGTTTTTTTCAATTCTTCAATTTCTTTTTCTATTCTATATTTTTCATCTTCTGTATCTTCTTTGGCTCTTCTTTCAGCTATTTTCTTCTTTTCTTGATATAATCTTTCGTATTCTTCTAGTTGCTCTTTTGACATCTTGTTGATAGCTTCTATCTCATTATGAGCTTGTGGTCCTTTAGCTAATAATTCCTCATATAAATCTTTACCTACTTTTGTAGATAAATCTGCCATATCAGTGTCCCATTTTCTAAGTACATCAACTTGTTCTTCTAGGTTTTCCATTAATTCATCATTGTCGATTTCCTCAAATGTTACAGAAGAAAATAAATCTGTATAATCCATTAAAGATTTTACTCTTGAGTTATATATTTTTTGATATTCTTCATTTAGTTTCTTTTGGTCCTCAATATATTTCTTATCTAAGTTTGCTACTTTTTCAGCATAATCTTCTTTAATATCATTATATTTTTTATTGAAATCTCTTTCAGCTTTTATTTTTTCTTCTCTAAGTTTTTGTAGTTCTTCTTGATGCTTTTCAGTATCCTCTTTTTCTTTTTTATTATACTTTTTATTAATTTTTTCCAACTTTTCTCTGTATTCTTCTTGGTCTTTTACAGATTCCTTATTATATTTATCTTTAATCTTCTTTAATGCTGCTAGTTTTTCTTTTTTGTTCTTATATTTCTTCGCTTCTGCTTCCTTTATTTCTTCATTTTCTTTTTCATTTCTTTCTTTTTGTTTCTTCTTATGTTCTTTATCTAATTCTGCTATTTCTTCAGCTTTTTCTTCTTGTAGCTTTTGAACTTCCTTATTAAACTTTTTAATTTCTTGTGCTTCTTTTATGTTTCCATTACCTATTATTGCTTGGACTGTTCTAAGTGTATTTGTTAATCCTTGTTCTATGTTTGACAATCCATCTAAATATGCTTTTGCTGAATTTTCTCCTGCTCTGCCAAATTGTGAAACTATTCCTGATGAAGAACTACCCATACCTTTTGCCATAGTATTAGAAAGTTTGCTTATAGAGTCTAGTATACTTCCTCTACTTGATGTCAAACCTTCCATTGATGCTCTAAACATCCTTGATGTTGGTAACATATCTTGCTGAATAAAATTATTACTACCTTGATGAATCATAGGACCACTTTTAAAAAAACTACTTACTACACTCTTTACCTTACTAGCAGCTGAAGAAATACCTCCAAGAATTCTATCTATTGTTGACTTTGCATCTGAAAATGGCTTAGTCATGAAATCTTTCATTTTATTAAATCCAGTTTGTATTGCAGATTTTATTAGTGTTATCTTTCTATCTATATCAGTCTTTATATTGACCCAAGCCGTTTGTATAAGACCTTTAATAACATCCCAAATGCTTGTTTTTCCTTTAATAACATCCCATGCTTTTGATATAAGACTACTTATTGTGTTAAAAATAGGCGATTTTGATTTAAGTTCATTCCACTTACCAGCCACAAAAGAAGTTATAGAACTCCAAATAGATTTTTTCCCACTTATAAAATCCCATGCTTTTGATATAATATCAGATATTGTTTTAAATATAGGAGATTTGTCTCTCAATTCATCCCACTTATCTGATATGTAATTTTTTATATTATCCCATATTTCTCTTGCCTTATCTTTAATGAAATTCCATGATTCTTCAATTGAAGAAGTAATAACCCCCCAAACAGACGAAGTATCTATTCCTAGTTCTTCCATACTTGATAGCCAGTTATCTTTTAAATCTTGCCACCACGAATTAAAGTTATCACCTAAGTTCTGCCATCCAGTTGTCCAACCCTCACATATACTATCCCACCAATCGGATATACCTTGTTTGATATCTTCCCACCAAGTAGATGCATCATTTTTTAGTTTTTGCCAACCACTATTCCAATCTTCACATATACCATTCCACCAATCTAAAAAGCCTGTTTTTATGCTTTCCCACCATGTACTTAAGTTATTAGATATGACTTCCATATCTCTATTCCAATCCTCAACAAACTTAGGTAAAAAAGTAGAAAGTTCCTCTACTAAATCGTTCCACCAAGTTGAAAATTTAGAATCTATATCCTTGCACCATTGGTCTAAGTTTTTCTGAGCATTGTTAATGTCTTCTTTTGTGCCTTCTTGAAATAATGTCCATTTACTCTTGACGGTTCCATCACCATTGTATGCTTTTATACCATCCCCAACCATTTTTTCAATTTCAGTTACAGTTTCTTTATGCTGTCCTTCTAATTCTTTTAAGGAATCTTCTCTTTGCTTCTTTGCTGCTGCTACAAGTTCATCAGCACCCTTATTTGCTTCTTCTGTCCCTGCTTCTCTAGCTATCGCTGCCATAAGCAATTGCTCATTATAAGCTTTTTCTATATCATCTTTCTGAGCTTTATAGTTTTTATTTTCTTCTGCTCTTAGTTCTGCAGCTTGTTTAACAGTCATCTTTTTATTATTTGCATGAACTCTTTCTTTTATTATTAATGCATCTGATGCACTTTTAGATAAGACTGTGATAGCCATATCATTATTTTCTTGTTGCAACTTCGAAATTTCCTTACCTTCTTTTATTGTAAGCTCTCGTTTTTCTTTACTTGCATTTGACCATATCTCATTTATTCTTTTAGAATTTTCTTTAAATTTTTCTTTTTGTTCATCTAAAGATTTTATAACTATTCCTGTTATTTCTATTTCTCTCTTTGAATTAAGCTCATTAGATTGATTCCATAAACCACTAAGAGTTTCTAAAGCTTTTGATTTAAATTCTTCAAATTTTGGAAGTACTTGTTGTTCTAATCCATCTAAATTTTTAGCCATTTCATCAACCATATCTTTTGTAATTACACTGCCACTTAATTGCATTTTCATAGCTGACTTAGTTATTTCTTCACTCATTTCAAGATATGAACCCACTATTTTCTTAGTACTTTTATCAACATCTTTTCCAAAATTGTCTATTTCTATAGCTGGTTTGCTCATTTCTTTTACTAGGTTAGTTCCAATTACTACAGCTAATGCTCCAAGTGCTAGTGTCAAGGTTCCTACAGGTGTACTCAAAAATGATATAGCTTTAGCTAAGGTAGCCATACCAGCTGATGTAGGTATTGTTGCTCCTCTTACCACAGCTAATGTTCTTGATAGAAATGTAAATGTGCCACCCAGATTTTTGATTGCACCTACAGCTTTAGGTATTGTAATTGCCATTGTCCCAAGGACTACTAATAAAGGTCCTATTGCTGCGACTACAGCTCCTATTGATACAACGATTCTAGCAAAATTAGGATTACTCTTAGCCATTTCGCTAACACTTTTCATAAAAGCAGTTGCCATTTCAGCCACTTTTGCAACTACAGGCATTATAGCTTCTCCCAAATCAGACATCATATTTTTCGCTGAATTCAATGCATCTTCAAGTTTAGTCTTTGTAGTATTATCCAATTGCTCAAACGCTTTATCACAAAGTCCAGTAGAATTTTTCATATCATTAAGCATTTGATTAAATGAATCAGCACTCTTTGTACCTTCGATTATTCTTCCTGTTGTAGAATCAACTGCATCACCTAACAGAACATTAGCTGCCTTTGCACCTTCTGCTGAACCAAATAAGTCTGATAGAGAAAGGCTATTTTTCTTTGCATAATCATTTAATGTTAATAATACATCTGCTGTTGATTTACCTTCTTTTTGTAAATCAGCAAATCCTTTATCTGTTAATTTTTTAAGTATCTTATCAACTTTAGTTCCACTCTTTCCAAGTTCATTATACATTGCATTCATATATGTTGTAGCTTCCGCTGATGCAATTCCCTTTGCAGTTAATATAGCATATCCAGCTCCTAATTGTTCAACTGACACATTCAGACTTTTTGCTGTTGGAATTATTTTACCCATAGAACTTGCAAGTTCATCTACCGTCAATTTGCCTTTATTTTGGGTCTGTATAAGAACATCACTTACATGAGCCATATCCTTCTGAGACATTCCATAGGCATTTTGAACAGTTGTCAACACATCTGTAGCTTTTGCTAAATCTGTTAAACCTGCTGTTGCTAGTTTATCTGCTTGTGCTAAGAATTCAGTTACATCTGCTTGCTTTACACTTGCAGATATCGCATTATATGCAGAGTTAGCATATTCATCATAAGCCATTCCAATTTCATTAGCACCTTCTTTTAATGTGCTTGCATAAGCATCCCACTCACTTTTACCACCTTGAACTTTTTCTGTATTTAGTTGTAATATAGAATTAACAACCGACATTGCTTGTTCTGTGTTTGTAGCTGCTGTTACTGCTGCTGTTCCCATTGCAACTAATCCAGTTGTAACTGTTGAAGTTAGTGTCTGCCCAATATCTTTCATTTTAGTTCCAATAGCATCAAATGGCATGCTTCTTAATGAATCACTAAGTCTATTAGCTTCTGCCTCAGCATTATTCATAGCTGTTCTCATATCAGTTAAAGACTCTTCTCCATTTTCAATTTCATTACCTAATTGAGTTTGAGAATTTTTAAGTCTTTCAATTGCTTCTCTATATCTTTGTGACTGCTCTGAACTTTCTCCATACATACTGTTACAACGTTCTAATTGTTGCTCATATCTCTCTATTTTACTTCCTATTTCTGTATACTTTTGCTTAGACTTATCTATTTCACTTGTAAGTTTAGATATACCTTGAGCATATGCATCTATTGTGTTTCTAGCTGTTTTTAGTTCATTCTCAGTCTGTTTTATAGAGTTTTTTAGTGATGAAAATGGTCCACTTGAAGTTGATGCTATCTTATTTAATTCTGATGCTGCTAATGCTGATTGCCTACCTATTTGTGTCAATGAATTTGCTGTATCAGAAATTTGTTTTCCCATTGCTGTCATTGCACTACCTGTGGTTTTTGTACTTGAATTAAATTGACTAAGTTGTTTAGCTGCATCTGCAAGAGCTTTAAAAAACTTCCCTCCATCTAAATCTAGATAACCTACTGCTGTTCCCAATTCTAGAGACATATTATTTCCTCCTTTCGTATAAAATTTTCTGAAATGGTTTACTTAATTGGCTAATTTAAATAAAATAAAAACACTTACTAGTTTAAAGTAAGTGCTTTATTTGTATTGTTTTTAATTATATAAATTATTGTATCTTTCAAGTGCTTGCTCAATATAATCCTTGCCCGATTCTAAACTTTCTGTGGAATCACCTAGTATCATAGTACAATAAGCTGCTCCTGATACTGTCATTCCTTTTAGTTCATTACATGCATTTTTCTGTTTATCATTCAATTCATGACCACTTTCATACTTTTCAATTTCTTCATTCAAAGTGCTAAACTGCTTTTCATATAAGTCAGCCACTGTTTTTAAATTATCATTAGTCATTTTTCCATCATTTACATTTTTTTCTATCTGCCCTAATGCATGCCAACCATCTTTAAACTCTTTAATTTGACAACCCAAAAATTCTTCTGGATTTAATTTATCTTTATCTATGCTTTCTTCTGGTATCTCTTCCTCTTCTTTTGGTATTTCTTGACCAGCTTCCTCCATTTTAGGTTCTGGTGAACTAGTACATCCCGTCATAAACATCATTACAGAAAAACATGCTATTATGCTCAAAACTAATACTTTTTTTGTTAATTTCATAATATAATCTCCCCTATTAAATTATTTATTCAAATATAATTCTATCTAAAATTAATAATTTAGTCTATTGATTTAGGAAATTTATCCAATTATTTAAAAATATTTACACTAAAAACACCTATATGTTTAAGTAGATGTTTTGTGCGTTTATTCAATTTTTAGACCACATAGTTAATATAATACTTTAGCTTCCATTTCAGCGAACTTATTACGTTCATCTGCTTTACATACCACTTAGTTAATATAATACAAGTGGTATACTTGGAGGAATTACAAGTAAAATAAACTTTACATACCACATAGTTAATATAATACTTGTTTAAAAATATTATAAATACACTTTTTTAAATTCTTTACATACCACATAGTTAATATAATACCTACCGCTCCTATAGACACAATAATTCTCGCTATTTCCTTTACATACCACATAGTTAATATAATACCCCAAAATAAATTAAGCATTTCCAGTTCTTACACATATAAAACCATATTAAAATTGCAGTGAGTAACCAGTAATGTTTTTGATATATTACAAAATATGCTTATATCGTAGTAATTTCAATGATTACATCCAATGTATATAAAAAATCGTACACTGCAAAATATCTATATTATCATTATATCATAAATTAACATTAATTTATTCTATTCATTTAGAATATTTTACCTATTAACTTTTTTCTTTTTCTCTAATGCTATTTGGACAAAAGTTTTTCTCTCATTTTTATCTATAGTTTTCTTTTCATTATTTTCAAATTTAAGCTTTTTATCATTTTTTATAGCATCTACTAAAAACATACAAGCTTCATCAAAACAAAAAGAAGTATATTCATCTTTAATTCTTAATATCTCACTAGGCATCTTGTTGTACATTATCACTTGATTTAGAATCCTCAATATCTGTGGACTCTTGATGAAAGTTTTCTAGTGACTTTGTACCTCCTTGAATACGATTAAATAATGTTAATCTTTGTTCAATAGAAAGTTCCAATCCTATTTTTTTAATTTGAGCATATGTAGGGTTAACTAGCACTTCTTTAGCCACTATATCCATCATTTCAAACATTTCTTTTGAGAAATTAGACTCATCATTCATCTTCTTTAGTACTTTTTCTCCTGTACTATCTTTACTTTCCTTCTCTTCAACTAAACTCATTGATGCTGTCATTAGGCTGTTTGGTATCTTACCAGCCATTGCAAGAGCCATTAAGTCAGGTTGTTTTACTTCTGCAACTAACATAGTTCCATCTAAAAATCTTCCAACCTCAATTACCTCAGTCAATTTTATTTTCTTTAATTCTTCTAAACTTGTTACTTTAAGTTCATTCATATTTATGTCCCCTTTCTAAAAAAGCTCTAGCTAATTACTAGAGCTTTAATCTATCTATTTATATACTTATACTAACTTCTTCAACCTTATATGTTTCTCCATTTGTTAATCCTATTATCTCTGTTCCTGTTAATGCTGCTTTATCAGACTCAGTATCTGTTAATGTTCCATCTGCTAAAGTATATTTTATATTACTATTAACTGTAACTTTATATATTTTGCCTGCTGTTAATCCTGTTATCTTTTTATCTCCTGCTGTTGCTCCTGATACAGATGCACTGTCTAAAAATACTTTTGTAGCTTCATAACCATTAGGTAATTCCTCTACTATTTCAACCTCATAAGGAGATTGCCCTGTGTTAGGTCTACTATTTATAACATATTCATTTGAGTAATATTCTCCATCTTTAAAGTTTAGTGGAACAGATTTTCCTTTACAATTTGGGAAAGTCGTCTTAGCAAATTGCCCAGTATCTCCTCCTGGTCCAACAACTGAACTATAAATTATTGTTTTAAAAGATTTCTTAGAAAAAGTCTTCCCTACTTCTGGAGCTAAATATCTCTTAAAGCTACCATCTTCCTCTTTTTCTATTGTTCCACCTTGCATTATTTGAAGTATTTCAGGACAAAATACATTATCTTTTAATGTCAAATCATATCCTAAACTTGTATCTTCTGCTGCTCTATTTGCTATTATTTTTTTCTTTATTTTTAAAGTTAATTCTTCACCTTCAGAAATGATTTCCTCTGTCCCTATCTCATCAGATGTATCAAATGTATATGTAACCGGATTTTGTTCAACTGTTTCAATTTGAACTAATACAACATCTGTAAGTGGGTATTGATTTAATATTTGTACTGCCATATTTATTACCTCCTAATTTGTTTGTTTTCATAATAACTTAATCTCGTGAAATAAGCTTGTTTTTCATCATCTATAAGAATAGGTAAAGCTTCATAAGCTTGTTTTATTCCTACTATTTCATCCATGACACTTTCAACACTTATCTTGTATTCACTTACTTTAGAATACTGTCCAATTGGATAAAATACATATATTTCAAATAAATCTTTTATTATATTTTTTTCTGTTGTTTGTAGAGGACCTTTTTCAAATATAACTAAAAAAGGTTCTATGCATAATCCTTGATGTTGTCCAATAGAATACACATTAAAACCCTTATTTTTTAAATGTTTATATATTTTTTTAAACATACTTCACCTACTTTAAAATCACATCAAGACCTCTTATAATACTTGGTGCACATTTTTCTATAGTTGGCATTATAATTGGATATGGTCTACTTCCTGGATGATTAACTTTTTTAACAGGATGTGATGCTCCATCCCAAAATAAATAACTTCCAGGTCTTGCTTCTATAACATGTGGACCTGTACCTTTTTCTAAGTATAATCCATAGTCAACTCCATGACTAAGTGCTATCCTTATAGTGTCTCCTTGCCATTCCCAACTACCATGTAGCCTATTTTTAGCATCATGAGTATGGTCTTTCCATGGTCTATCGTTTTTGGCAGTGCTTTCTAATAGTTGAGATGAAGTGTCTGCATAAGCTCCTAGTGCAGCCTTAGTTTTCATTTCTCTACTTACTAAAGCATTAAGCAGCTTGCTAGTATCAAATTTAAATCCATTACTCATACTATCTCACCTTTCCTAACTTTAAATCAAAATAAATATTCATTCTATTTTGATTTCCAAGGTCTTGTATAATAAACTTATTATCATCTAAATACAAAAAATCACCTTGCTTTATCTTTACTGTATCTTCATCACAAACAACCATTAAATACTGCTCTTTATCTTTTATAACAACACCTTTATCCTTTGTTATTTGACTTATAGAGCTACTTCCTTCATGATATAAACCTATCATATTACAAACTATATTTTCTTCATCTGAAGGCTCTCCAAACTCATTTACTCCAACTCTTTTTACTGTAGCTTCTGTTGGCATCTTATTGATAGCTTTGATTATCTTTGGTTTTACCTTTTGAGCTATCATAGACATCTACTTCCATTTGTTTTAAACTTTTTTGCCAGAGTTAACCAATATAGTTTATTTTCTGGCATGCTTAAGCCTCCAGGTAAAGTGATACTATCATTTTCAGCTTTTAATATACATAGTTCATACATAGTTTTATTAAAATCTTGATTGTTTTTATTGTAGTAATAAGTAATTTCATCATCAGAAAAAAAAGGTGATTGTTCTTCTCTAAGTTCTGTTTTTATATTTTTTAAGATTTCTAAATCCATACTATCACCTACTAAAAACTATATTTTATAACTTATGCTTAAATTCAACTATTCTTATTTGCTTAGGCTCATAAACTCTTGTCCAGTTTTCACCTTTTGCTAACTCTAATCTTGAAGGACCTTCTGTTTTAGCTACACTTGCATTAGTAAATTTTATACCTCTTGGATGTAGTATATATGTTTTTCTATTGATTAAATAATCTACTCCAGAACCTTTTTTCTTATCTCTATCTATTTCTGTAGCAACAAACCCTACTGGATTACCATTTCCTAAAGCTATTGCCCCACTACCAAATAGATAAGAAGTATAAACTCCTTCTTTAGATACAGGACAACCATCATCAACTATAACTAATTTATCTTGATAAACTTCAAAATCTGGACCTACATCTGGTCTAATAGTTTCTATTAAATTTTGTTTTTTAAGTGCTGATTTTGTAGCTGAATGCATTGCTATAGCCTTTAACTGACCTTGTGCATCTCCTAATAACTGTTGTGCATCTATAAAAGCTGATGGTGACCATTTTGCTGCATTTCCTGTTCCTGCTGATATATCTAACTTATTTGTTGTCATATTTGCAGCTAAAAATACACCATTTAAAACTGCTATAAGTTCTTTTTGCATATCTCTAGCCCAGAAGCTTCCAACTAAACTAGCTATTGCTGCCATTGGGTCTTTTCCTGCCATAGCTGCTGATAAATCAGTAGCTGCCCACATTTTTGCTCTTCTTAATATAGCTGCTGCATCTTGACTTGAAGTAATTTTATTTGGTGTTAAATCAGCATCTTCTATTATTTGCTCTGATTCTCCACTTAAATCCTCAAAGAAAGGCATATTTACAACTGGTGCAGCTTGAGAAGCTAAAGCATTTAAGCTTGCATCATTTGTAATTATTCCACTTTGATATAGAGCTGATAACTCCATGCTTTTGTTTATTACATATGGGTTAAACAATTCTGGTACTATTACATCACTTAATTTTGTTACTGCCATTTAAATCACTCTCTTCCTTATAAATTTATTCCTGCTTGAGCTGCAAATTCTTTAGCTTTATCAGGGTTTTCTTTTAATAATCTTCCTTGTTCTGTTAAATTGAATGTTTCTTTTATAAAAGGATTATTGACTACATTTGATTTTCTTGGGAAATTCCCTGGAGAACCTGTATTACTTGGAGTAGAACTTTCAAACCATTCTTTATATGTTTCTGATATGTCTTTAAATTGTTCATCTAATCCTATAATTTCTCCAGTATCTTTTACTTCCATTTTACTGGTATCAAATTCTTTACATAACAGCTTCCTATATTTTTCATTTACTCCAGATAGTTTAGAATTTATAGCATAGTCTATAGTCATATTCTTTATTTTAGCTCTACTCGTACTATCAAGTTCATTATATTTATTTTCCCATTCTTTCACTTTTGCCTCTATATCTTCACTGTTTTTACTATTTTTCTTCAAATCTGATATAGTATCATTTGCACCTTTTATTTGCTCTTCTAAGGCTAATTTTTGTTCTTTCAACTTATTGTATCTTTCATCTATATTTTCTTCCTTAGAAGTGTAAATTTTATCTTTTTTCATACCCTCAATTATATTTTTTATGTCTGTGTCCTGGTATCCCAATTTTTTTAATAATTCTTCCATTATTCCCTCCTACACTACGCTTTTATACGAGTTTTGCTTCTCTAGTATAGTTTGCTATTTGTTTCTTTTACGCCTATATATAGCTAAAAAAGGCAATAAAAAAACACCTACTAATTTTTAATTTCAGTAAGTGCCTTAATCTTCTTTTATTACTCCAATTTCTTTTAATTTCTTTCTAAATTTTGTTCTTATTTGTGCTTGTTCCTCTTCAGTTCGCTCTACTTCCCTAATAGTCTCCCCCCACGGAATGTCTTTCCATCTTGGATGGCTGAAAGGTTCTAAGTACTTATCATCTTCAAATTTATTACACATTTTATAGCTCCTCTGACTATTATAAATATTTACTCTTCCATTACACCTATTTTCTTGAGATGTTCTCTAAACTTCTTTTTGTTCTTAATCCTATCTTCTTCTGAGATTTCTTCATGACCTATCACTTCAAATCCAATTGGTGAATATTGTGTTCTCCATAAAAACATATCATGAGGAGATAATTCTTTATAAGCATCTCCTTTTTCTTCATCAGGTAGCTTTATAAATTCTTCTATTGTTAGCATTTAATACACTTCCTCTAATAAAATATGAATTGTTCCCTTAATTCTTTCAATTTCAATAACTTTAAACATTGAACCTCGTTTATATAATACTTCTTGTTCTTTAGGGTTATATTTACTTACATCTTTTCCTTTTTGTGAATTTAATATATACATCTGCACTTGACCCTCAGAATTATAAGTACTTCCTTTTGTTGTTGAAGTATAGTCATAATTAGTAACTATCTCCCCCAACTTGTACATACTTACGAATCTTTAATTTAAGTAAGTGTCTTTAATCTTCTTTTAATACTCCAATATCTTTTAGATGTTCTCTAAGTATTTTTTTATATTTTTTTCTTTCTTCTTCTGGAATGTCTCTATATCCTATAGTTTCACCCCATGGTACATCTTTCCATCTTGGATGACTAAATGGTTCTGAATACTTATCATCTTCAAATTTATTATCCATTGCGTTCCTCCATTAATATATAATATTTGCCATTCATTTCTTCTAACTCAATTATTTCAAATTTAGAATTTCTTCTATACAAAACTTCTTCTTCTTTTTCATTGTACATACTTATATTTTTACCATTCTTAGAATTGAATATATATATTTCTACTTGACCCTCTGGATTGTAGGTTTTTCCTTTTGTAGTCGAGATAAATTCTGAGTATTGTATAGTTTTTCCAATTTCATGTTCAATTAAAAAAGCTTCTAAACTTTCTTTATTATAAAAATATAATGACCTTGTAACATCCCCTTCATAATTTGGCATTTTATCTAAAACTCTATCTAAGTTATTTATAAACCATTCATCTTCTTCTGTCAATTTAATATTTCTTCTTAATTTCTCATTAATTTTATAGGCATCTCCACCCATATATTTATATAAAGCTAACATTTCATCTTCAGTTGGTTCTTTATTCTTATTAGCTTTTCCTTCTATTCCTGCAAAGTCTAATCCATATTCATCAAACCATTCATCAAGTTTAGAGTTTTCTTCTCCATCTATCCAGCTTCTTAACTCTTTACCTATATCCTCCATACTCATTGGAATATCATATTCAAAAGTACACTTTCCTAAAGGATGCTCTAATGGTAATTCTTCTGGAATATATGTTTTTCCATTTCTATCTGCACAAACCTTACACATCCTAGGATGATGTGATGACATCCATTTAATCCCTTTAACAAATGGATTCTTCTTACAACTTTCTTTAGCTGTCTTTTGATATGCATGAGTTATATATGTAGATGCCAGTCTATAGGCATTAAAATCTATTTTTTTATTACTTTTAGGGTATACCTTTGACCAATCATAATCTTTCTTAACCTTTGGATTAACATACTTTTCTAAATCTTTTGCTATATCATAACTACCTCTTTTTTCTGCTAATCCTCTACTTACAATGTAGTCTAAATCCTTCTTAGTTTTATCTATATTACTCCAAATTCTATCACTTAATTTAAGTTTGTCTTTGTACATGCTACCAGATATAACTTGCCTTAGTACATCTTCATGAACTTTACTAAACATATCAGTGAATTGTGGCTTTAAATTAACTGAATAGTTATCACATATGTTATTGAAAAAGCTTAATTGTTCATCTGTAGTAGTTTTTATTACTTTTGATATTTCACTTTCAATATCTTTTTTTAGCTTCTTTCCTAACCTATCATACTCTTTATTTAAATAAATTATACTTTCTCTTAAATATTGTTCAGTTAATGTGTTAGAGTTAACTCTATTTAATTTTTTTGCATATTCATTAGCTATATCTTTATATAACTTTCTTATCTTTTTAGTCGTTCTATTTGATGATATGTCTCTAGCTCTTTCAGCATTCTTCATAGCCTTATTAAACTTATTAGCCATTATTCATCATCAACTACTTCTTTTGACTCTTTTTCATTAGTTACTTCATCTGATTCTTCTGTATTTGTAACTTCTGTTTCCTCTTCCAAGTTAAAACTTTCTTCTAATATTTGTCTTTCAATTGATATTTGTTGAAGTTCTTCATCTGCTATATCATCATTACTATTATTCCACTTCTTAATGAAAGTCTTCCTAGACATTGCTTGAGCATTTACTTGTTGAATATCAAGTAATTTTTCTGAATCCTCATCTTCTTGTAATGGATATTGATTTTCAACAATTACTTCATAAGAATCTTTGTCCAATATAGGCATTTTTACTATGTTATATACTTCTATCATCTCTATCATGGCTTGTATTAACCACTCAAGAGCTGGACCCCATGATTTCATTTTTTCCTCACATCTAGTTATCAATTGCCAATACAAAGCTTTCATTGATTTACCTGATGTCATCATACCTTTAAGGTCCTGATTATTTATAAGTGGTATATTTAGTACTTCATGCATATCTGATTTAATTCTATTAAGAGAGTTTTCTATTCTAGTATCATATCCAAAGTCAGTGGGAATTGTATTAATCTGTGCTTGTTTTTGGTCAGCCGTTTGAGAAGTTTCTACATCCCAATAAGCTCCTGGTTTTATTTTAAAATGCTTACTTGACTCTTCTTCAACATCAACACCATATATGATACGATTCATTCCTTTTTTAAGAGTATCTATATCCTCAGAAGCTAGCTTATTATAAGCCATCTGATTATCAAATATCTCTTCTATGTCACTCTCACCCTTTAAATCACCAAGCAAACCATCATTAAGAATTACATAACAAGGTATTCCACTAAGTTTTAAATCTGTATCACTCACTATTTCTTCTATACATAACCCATAACCATTATAAATACCTTCACTTAATATACATTTACCATTAACCATTTCATATTTTTGTTTCCAAATTCTCTGTTTATCTTTTTCAACTTCTTGATTTGTTTGATGGAAAAATACGATTTTCTTGAGCTCATCAAATTGGTTATCAAATGGTTCATATATAAACTCTAAACTTGGTACAAACATTATCTTTAAACTCTTACTTTCTTTATCTGCATGTAGCTTTATAGCTATCCTTTTACCAATAAAACAATCTCTAGCCGCTTTAATTAGTTTATCTGAAAACAAATTTTTCTTTAGAATCTTATTAATACACTGGTTTATTTCTTCTGCCTTATCTTTATCTAAATCATTCTCTGGTTTTATTGTAAATATTGGTGTCTTACCAAATAAAAATCTAGCTTCTTCTTTAATAAGCTTTTTAATATAATTTGTTTTCTTCCTTGTTTGTTTATAATCTTGTTCCTCTTCTATCCAATGTTGTCCTGTACCTTCATACTTATCATATAGCCTTATAATTTCACCCATTTCTCTTATTACTTCTTGACCATACAATCCTGTAAGTTCCATCTGAATTATATCTATCAAATCTAACATGTTACACCCCCTATCTACTGTTATATTTTCTTTCTCTTCCATGTGTTTTCATATCTAACTCTAATGCATATCTTGTTGCATCAATTGAATGATTGTCTTTATCTTCTAACTTAGCTCTTACATTTCCATCCTTATCTGTTTGATAATCTATATTTTCAAATTCTCTAGCTATATTTGGAGTTCTGTTTGGGTCTATTACTATTGCTTGTAAATCATCCAACCAGTTCTCTCCAAATTCAATTGAACCAGGTCCTTTTTTAGCCTTCAATGCTTTTATTCCATACTCTCTAAGCTCTGCAATACTTCTTGGTTCTGCACTATCGCAAATAACATTAAAGTCATCATATCCTTTTGATTTAATCTTAGAAGCTAATTCTCTTATAGACATTTTCACCCCAAATATTTCATCTATAAAATATATAATTCTTTTCTTTTTGTCATAATGCAGTCTTACAAATGCCATAGGGTCTGTTGCATATCCAAAGTCATTACCTTGCCTTATGTTGTCAAAATGGAATATTTCTTCATTTGTAATTGTTTTAAACTCTAAATTAGAAAAAGGAACTACTCCGGAACCAATTGGTTCTCCTAAGTACTCCCATCTATATTTAAACTCATTTCTTATTTTAATTTCATTAGCTTCTTCAATGAAAGCCTTTGATATATGAGGATTATCTAAATAAATACTATGATGAACATATGTATTTTTAGGTAATGTATGTGTTTCAAATTTCTTATTAACCCATGATTGCTTTCTTTTTGGAGGATTATATGATAAGAATATTTTATAATTCAATTTGTCTGGTAATTCTCCACGTAACACTGAATTAATTACCATAGATAACTCATCCTCTGTTTTTATTTCTGCAACCTCTTCAAACCATGCAAAAGCTATTGGATACTTAGCTGATTTTATAGATTTTATCTTTTGTGGGTCATCAAGCCCTCTAAATATAAACTTATTTCCTCTTGGAATAAAAATAATTTCCATTGGGGATTTTTTAAACTGAAATAAATGTGTTAAACCAAATATTTCTATAGTTTCTTTCAATTGCTCATATACACTATCCATTATTGTATTACCAACTTTCCTAAAACAAACAGTATTTACTGGATATTTAATCATAGCCATAGTTAACCAAAAGGCTATATGTGTTGACTTAGCTGAAGCTCTTCCACCTTTTAATACATGATATAGATATTTGTTACTATTACTTACTTTCCAAAATTCATAAAAATTTTTATTTATTATTTCAGATATTTTTCTATCCATCATTTAAATTCCCTATATCATCAATTATAGTTACGCCAACATTTCCATCTAAATCAACCTTCTCAGTCCATAAAGCATACCTTTTACCCAATAATTCAGCTGCCTTATTTCTATCTTTTATACTTACATCTTTTTTTATTATTTCAGGACCATTTTCTGATACTATTACAACTTCTTCTTGCTCTTGATTTCTTAGTATCTTTGTTAAATACTCCATAACTTCTTTTGCATCTGCTATCCTCTTTGATTCAATTTGCTTTAATCTTTCATCAATGTAATTTTTAACCTTATCATTACTCAGCAGTCTACTTCCATTACTTTCTGATGTTCTTTGATTGTTATTTTTGTATGCTTTCTTGTATGCTTCTGTTGCATTACCAGTTTCAATATAATAATCACAGAACCTTTTTTGTTTTTCAGTCAAATCTGCCATACCACCACCTCTTTATTTGCTTTATAAATAAAAAAATAAGACTTTAAATTTAATCTAAAGCCTTATTCTTAGGGGATACATATTATATTTAAGGGAGCAAGTTTTAGGAATCGAACCTAAGATTACACACCAGTCCTTGCAAATTGAGTGAGGTTACCAAGCCCCACTCTTTTAGACATTTGAATTAAATTCCGTTTTAATCCAGCATATCTACATATAGTGTATTAATAAGTTTGAACATAGTAAGAATTGAACTTACAGCATCCTCATGCCCTGCCTAGTCTGTTCATATAAGCTAGGTGAATCCCTTTACCTAGCCCACATATATTTAGTTTTGAGAGAGAAATATTCATTTCCACAATACTATTATCTCACATTTTAAATTGTAAAATCGGCAGAAAAACGGCAATAAAAAGACCTAGAATTTAATCTAGGTCTTTCATTATATTATTTAACTTTCCATATTCTCTTTCCATTGCTTCAATAGTTACTACCCAATCACGACCAAATTTTTTACAATCAATATTTTCAACTAATTTTCCTGTTGCAACTGCTTTTCTAAGTGTAGAATCTTTCAAATTCCATAATTTTGTTGCTTCTGCAAAGCTATAAATACCTTCAAATCGATTCATAAAATTCCTCCTAATCATTGTTAGAAAATTGAGTTAATAACATAATATAACAAGAGTAATGCTCCAATTAATTTAATAGTGTCATACAGTAATTTCAATAATTCAAATCTTAATGCTCTATACTTATTCATTGTATTTTTAGTGACTATGTTTTATAATTTAGTTAAGAGGGAAGGTGCAACTTCCACTCTTAACGTTTACTAATGTAGGCTATCTATTACCATTTTGATGACTGCTAATAGTGTGCCAACTTCGAGTACGAGTTCAGTTAATTCTTTTATGAGTTTTCTGAACTCTTTTATTTTCTTAGTCACTTTCTTTTCACCTCCTTTCTATATTTCAATTATATCACGCATACGTGATATTGTCAATAATTTCCATATACTTTTTTTATAAAAAAATAGACAGCTATTAACTGCCTATAAATCTAACATCTTAAATAATGGTTCTTGCTCTATTAGTGCTTTCTTTCCAAACAAGGCTATTGATATTGAACTAATGGCTTGATTAGCTCTTTCTCTTAATTGTCTTTCTTCTAAGTATACTTTATCAACTATTAAACTCCATTCTAAGCCTTCAATATACCTATACCTTATAATTTGTTTATGTATAGGTTTTAAATTGCTTATGGATACATCTATTGTATATTTTAGTGCTTCCATTTCATATAATTCTATCTGCTTTTCTATTATCTTTTCTTCAAGATTAATTAACTCATTTTCAACTTGATTACTTATTGAATTAGTCTTACTTATGGGAATGCTGTCATAGCTTAAACCTTGCATAAAATCACCTAAATGGAACTCTTTGAGATTTTTTATTTGAAGTTTTAGACTTTCAATATTAATATGTAGTTGTTTGTAGTTCTCAAGGTGTTTTTTAGTTGCCATAAAAAACTCCTTTTTAACTTTACTTGCCATAACATCACTCCTATTTATTTAAGCTACCTTTTTCTTATTTTCTTTTCTCTTTTTCTTAAGTTCACTATATTCTATCCAACCATCTACCCCATATTTTTTGCTTTTAGCAATCCATATCAATTTTTTGTCCTGATATTTATAGTCAAAAAGCTTTTTTCTAAGTTCACCCTGCTGTGTACTATACCCTTTCACATCTATATAAACGACTTCACCATTCCATTTGTATATGGCAAAATCAACTGTATATGTAATAGCTCTATAGCTTTTCCCATCTTTTTTAAATTTAGGTTGTAGTTCAAACTTTTGTTGAAGTCCAAAGTCTTTTATTTCTCCATTTTCCTTTTTTTCTTTTAAATATAAATAATACTCTGACTCATCTTTACTATCAAATTTAATTCCATCTATTACAATTTTCTTATTATTGTATTTACTCAATCAAATACTTCCTTTATCACTTAAAGTTACTCATACTTATTAATATCGTTTATAAATTCATAAACCTCATGTACACTATATCCAAACTTTTCAAATCCTTTTACATACCTTCTTATTGAACTTGATATACTTCTACCTACTCTACAATTTTCATATCCTTGCCATAAATTCTCTTTTTCCTCTTGCTTTACCATTTGAGAAACTGCTTTTTGAAACTTATTCATTGCTATTCCCCCATAGTGTTATTGTTTAAAATTAATTTTGCTGTTCTCTATTACTTCTATTAGCCTTTCTCTCACATCTTTTACAACAATAAATTTTTTTAGACTGTTTTGAGATGTAAAATAATTTACCACACCAATTGCAAATTATTCTTTTATTCATAAAACCACTTCTTTCTCATTTTTCAGGATATTTGTTATTACAATTTTCACACTCTTTTAGATTCAATCTATACTCATAAACTCTACCAGCTATAAAACTTCC